TGTCAACATTGTGGATTCTGTTATGTACGAAGCCGGTGCGATTTACCAGTCAGCTGGTGAATTACGCGGTGGCAAGAAGATCTTCATGGCTGCAAAGCTTCCAGACACTCTTGATCTTACTCTTAAGAATGTTGATCCAGTCGAAGCATTCCTAGTTGCATCAAATACTCATGATGGAACAGATTCACTTCGCTTCGAAATCAAGTACCTTCGTCTGATCTGCAAGAACGGAATGACACGTTGGACTAATGCTTCTTCTATCTCTTTCCGCCATTCAGCTCGTATGAATGTCAAGATCGAAGATGTTCGTCAAACTCTGGGTGTTGTTCTTAAGTCAAATGAAGAGTTTAACCTTCTTTCATCAGCTCTATTCGAGAAGAAAGTTGCTAACTCTGACTTCTGGTCAATCGTCAAAGATGTTCTTCCTCTAGATGAGAACAACATGACTGAGCGTCAGCAGAACAATGTTCGTGAACGTCAGCAGACTCTTCTAGGTATCTGGAACGGACCAACTCAGGAGAACATCAAGGGAACAGCATGGGGAATTGTTAATGCTTTCACAGAGTACGAACAATGGACCCGCACAACTCGTTCAGCTAATGATTTTGCGGCTGGTGAGCGATTCATGATGAATCAAGGAACATCTCTCTCAGATCGAGTCTTGGAGATGGTTCGCTAAGACAAAAGGAAAAAGGCCCCTGCCGACAGGCAGGGGCTTCTTTTTTGTTTTTTTAATCTAAGAATGCAATGTGATTCTTTCCAGCTCTTGTTTGTACTGCAACTTGAACTTGACCACCACTATTGATATCGAATCGAATGGCAGTTTTAACCGCTTGTTCTAAGATCTCAATTGCATCTTCATAATCATCTACTTCGTCAATTCCGAGCGCGTGAGCAGCTCCAAGAGCAAGTTTGGCGCCTGTTCCTGTAGTGTAAACTTTGTCTTTTGTCTTCTCTAATCCATACACTTCATCTATAAAGTAGATAGTTCCATTCACGGCAACTATGAAATCGTTTTCAAACGATGATGGAAAGCCTTCAGATTTAATGTCATAACCTGAGATTCCGAAGGTTTTGCGTAGATTTGGCACAAACTGAGTTACCATAAACTTATCTAGATTCTTTGATCTTGGAGGCGCCGGTGGATTAAAAGCATGTTGGATCAGATTCATGCCTCGGACTAAGCCTGCAGCAGAAACTAAATACTTGCCATTTTCTGCAATTTTGCCCATTGGAGAACAATCAGCTCTCATGTCATAACCAGTGGTTTGCGTATCTGCGGCAATGATGCAATAATCATCGTGCTGAAATGCAATGAGTGTTGTCATTTTTCCTCCGTAGCCAGTTCTCCGCCAATAGCCATATAAGCTGCTCCATCTATCCAACCATCTAATTTCTCAGGTGATTGAATTAGTCTAGCAACCTTTACTTGATTCATGCACAATGCAACTTGCCAAGGTTCTACGGTAATGCCTAAAACTACACTCCAAAGCTTTGCAATTCGATCATGGTTTTCTTGCGGAGTTCCATAATCTGTTTGACGATCGTTATAAATTAAACGAGTTGCTTCTTCTAAGATTTCTTTGCGATTCATTAGTCTAACCAAACTTGATAACAAGCAGTGACACGACCTCGTTCGGGATCAATAAAGTGCAATCTTTGAGAAGGAACACCTGAGGCGGCCATAGAGTCTCTTGCGTAGCGGTTATCGGACTCCGTTGAACCGGTCCAATATACAGATCCAAGGCCATCTGAAAGTGGTTCTTGTGCATGACGATGGTAATGACCGAGGTATATATCTTGAAATTCCCAGTCGTACGCTCCAGCTTTCCAACGGTTTCCAGCTGCTTGCCATCCGGCCGGAGAAGCGAAACCAGATCTACCAACTTCATCGCCATGCATAAGCAAAGCTCGATAATTGCCGATCTCAATGCGTTGAATATCTTCAACACCATGACGTGGATCCCATGTTAGTCTTTTAGCAGTCGCTTCTTCAGAACATAATAACTGACGCGCAAGCTCATAACACATACGATCAAAATTATCAGACTTCGGTACATCCGCCCTTTTGTTTCCGATTCTGCCATGGTTTCCCCATTCTGCAATAACAGTTACGCGTTCGTAAACCGCTAATGCTTGTCGTACTACATCTACAATCAAACGGCTAACCGTTATGTACTGATCATAAAGACTAAGATCAATTTCCCATAACTGAGCTGGGTAGTTAAACAGACCTTCGACCATGTCTCCGCCAAAGCAAACTACAACATCATTGACCGGATGGTCTTGTCTTTGTATTTCAGTAATTTTAGTTGCCTTGATTGTAAAGTCCATGACTCTAGTTCTCATGATTTCTGAGTTATAACTAGGAGTTACTTTTGCGCCTTGCCAGTCAGTCAGATGCCATAAAGCAACTTCTGCTCGTTTACGGCGTTTATCAGGCTTTGGACCTTCAATAGGCTTCATTGGACCTAAAGCCAAAGTTGCATCTTTACATGCTTGGATTGTGGCTTCTACTAATTCCTCTGTACGTTGTTTTGCTTTAGATAATTCTTTTTGTGTTCGTACAAGTGTCTGACGAAGATCTGAAACTGATTCGTCTACTTCTAGTTGCAGTTTCTTAGCGTCGTCAGATAGAGTCATGGGGTCCTAAAACACGGGCATTGTTTTTTGCGATGGACTGTGAGCACAGTATTTCCTAATTGAAAACCGTGTGTTCTAAGGAGGTTAACAATTTGTATAATAGTAACTTTAGATTGAATTAAGTTTTCTAAAGCATCAGCATCAGATGGAAGTAACTCTAGTTTGATCTTGCCAACCGTACAAAGTGGTTTAGTCTGTTCATTCAAAAGATCATTGATTGCTTTTGAAAAGTCCCCCGAACTCATCATTAGTTACTTCCTATACCGAATTCTTTTTCTTTTGGATCAATTGACTTAACAATTGGAGCAATAACAGATCCAAGTAGGATTGCATACTCAGGTCTCATGTCTGCTACAATTGCAAGAATGACGGTAATGCCAGATGCAAGAACTGCTCTTAGGTAAGATTTAATTGCTGCTTTGTGCTTTAGTTTAAGTTTCACGACACTCCTTTAGTTTTTTGGACGTGCAATTGCCATAATTGTATCGTACTTTCTACGTTTTAGATAGAACCCGTCACCATTAGATTGGCTACCAGATTTATTGTCCGACGTATTGCCTTCCCATACATTTAGGTACTTTAAAGTTGTATTGTGCCATTGGACAATTCCTACATGATCAGGTTGAGCATCATCATCAAACTGAAAGAAAACAAGATCTCCTTGTTTTGCTTGTCCGATTGGTATTAACTGATTGTTTTTTGTTAAATACTTAAGCCATTCATCACACGAAGCATAACCTTTTGGCCTAGCTTTTGGTGCCACTTGACTTATTAAACCGGCTTCATGGTAGATCTTAGATGCGGACATTGCGCACCAAGGTTGATTGTTTAATCCAAACCACTTGCCGAATACTGTGTCGTTATTATTGCCTTCAGTATAACCAATATAACTACTTGCTATTTCTTTTAGGCTTTTCATCCTTGCCCCCTAGAGTTAACATTGCTATTACTAATTCCATTTGAGTTTCTAATCTTGCAACAGAATCTTTTAGACTAGATCCGCCGTTCGGTTTTAATTCATTTAGAAAGTGTTTAACTAGCCAACGTATTGCAATTACAAACGAACCTAGTATCGATATGACCGCAAGTATTAAAGCAGCCCAGTCATTCACAGTCATTCTTCTCCTTGAGTTTTAATTCGAGATCCCCCACTCTAGCCGTCAACATTGCTTTGTCCAGAGCTAGCAGACCAATCTGCTCTCTTAGTACAGCAATAACAACATTGATGTCTAGTTCTGTTGCGTCATCCATTTGCGTTCCCCTCGAGTGTTTTGATACGTGTATTTAGATCTTGAATCAAAGCAAGCATACCTGGAATTACAAATCGTTCATTCCAGTTCTCGACTAATCCATCTGCTCCACGATCTGCAGCAATTGGATAGTGTTCAGCAACTTCTTCTGCAATTAGTCCAGGTACAAGAATTCCTGATCTATTATCAGTTGCATCTAAGTAATCTGACTTAAACTTAAAAGCTCTAATTGGTAAATTAAGCAAAGCACTTGGATTAAGATCAGCCACTGTAGAAAGATCAACTATGCTTTCTTTGAAACGAGCACTAGAAGCAGTACTTCGTCTTGTACGACCATCTGTATCCATACGTGTATTGGCTGCGTTTGCGCTTGTTGAAGAATCTTGATTATAAAAAGCATCTAGTGTATAAACATTTCCGTTCATAACAACGCCTGTTGAACTAACTTCGCAATAAATACCTGAACTATAAGCAATTTGAGCACTGCCTGATGAAACATAAGCTTGTGGGTATGTAGTTGCAGCTGGATTAAAAGTTGATCCATAATGCATAATAATTCCGCTAGTAGAAGCAGGACCAACATGACCAACAGTTGAACTAGACTCCATAAATGCAATTGAGTTAGTTGAAGCCGAAACTGTTACTCTTCGAGCACCTGAAGAAGTTCTTAGTGTGAATGCAGTAAGAGTACCAGCTGTTAAACGATCAACAGTAATTGAGTCAGCTTTAATTTCTGCCGCAGTAATTGTTTCACCTGCAATTTCATCCGCGGTAATTGTTGCACCAGCAATTTGATCTGCTGTAATAGTTGCAACTGCAATATTTGAGGCAGTGATTGTACCTGCAGCTATTTTTGCTCCAGTAATAGTCCCAGCTGCAATAGATACAGCTTCAATGGTTCCTACTGCAAGTTTTGCACCTGTAATAGTTCCAGCGGCAATTGAAACAGCTTCAATAGTACCTGCAACTAGTTTTGCTCCAGTTATACTTGCTGCTTGAATACGATCAGCGTTAAGCACTCCAGTTGAGATGTTGCCAGCATTAAGGTTTGAGACTGTAATCACAGAAGCATCAATAGTTCCAGCTGTAAGTTTAGTGGCAGAAAGATCTGCAATTGCATTATTGCCTAGTGAAAAAGCAGAGAATGCACCACTTGTGTAGCGATAAAACTTGTTATCGTCATCTGTGTCAAACCAAAGATCTCCTTCTGTAAAAGGACCTGTAGTTGGCATAGTTGTTTGTCTGTAAATCTTATTTTTACCATCGGCTGTTGTTTGCGCTGCGGTTGCCGCCGCCGCTGCCGCTGCAGCTGCTGCGGTTGCCGATGCCGCTGCTGCCGAGGCTGCTGCCGCTGCAGAAACTGCTGCCGCTGCTCCTGCTTCTGCTGCTGCAATTCCAGCATCTTGAACAGAAACCCAGGCTAAACCTGTCCAATAGTATTGTTTGTTACCATCATCGGTATCAAACCAAACGTCACCTTCAGTTAAAGGATAAACTGTTCCATCAGGAGCAGTTGCTTGGCGGTAGATGTGGTTTTTTCCGTTAACAGATGTTTCAATAGTATTGATCTCAATTTGAAGATCGTCTGTCTGTTCTGTTGTTGCAGCAACAATAGGAATAATAGATGTTTGAGTCATTCCAGTTGAAGTAACTGTAATTGGAGTGATTGTGATTTGTGGACAAAGTGGCATTATTTCCCCTAAATCGTAATCGTATACGGATCAACTACAGATGTGAAGTAACTAACTCTCCAGTTATCTGCTGATATTGAATGAGCTAATCCTTCTACAACACAATTGATAGTAATGTTTCTATTGTCATATGTGAGACGTTTTACTTGCACAAGATCATTTAATTCAGTCTCAAGCATATCTGTTGCAAGATTACCAATGCCTATTGCGGTAAAATCAATTTGTTCTGCTAATACAACTGCATCAGCATCTTTTCGTGCGGCATACAAAGCAAGGTTTGCAGCGGAAGCATCATTAAGTATGGGAGCATCTAGTTTCTTTGACTTTAGTCCATACGTAGAAACGCTTGCGGTATACTTGGCTGTCTTTTGAGTTTTGCCAGGTCCTCTAAATACTATTGCTTCATTGTAAACATAATCTGTTCCAGGGTTTGTAATGATTCCGTCGTATCCTACGCTATTGGCGTCGCCCTGATCACTAAATAACAATTGAGTTGGTCTAGAAAACTTATTAGACAGCGGAACAAGAGTTGCTGTTCCTGTGCGACTTACATAGAAACGTCCGCCAATGCAGTTAGCGCATTGTTCTAACATTTCAAGACAACTCATGTTTTGTTTTGTCTTTTGCATTACCGTAGTACCTGTAAGACTACGTGCACCAGTCCACTCGGCAAGATCAAGTGCTCTTGCTGCTCTTAATGCTGCAGTTTCTGAGTAACCGCTAGTTGCAAGAGCAGGTGCAATTGCCTTTGCAATTTGTGCAAGACCGTCAACAAATGTCAATGAAACTGTAGGGTAGATGCCTTGGTTTACTTCATTGTTTTCTAAATAACCTGTATAAATAGTTGTTGCATTGCCTTGGATCTTTACTTGCATACCAGCAATTAAAATGCCATACCATGGACTTGATGTGTTGCTCGGATCAAACGCTCCAGATTGATTATTAAGAACTACATCAGCAGTTCCTGATTCCAGGAAATCATTTTGATATTGACGACCTCGACGGATGTCAACAGATAACAAAAGATCCGCGCTAACTGCTGTATAAGCACCACCATTGCTAAAAGAAACCGTAAGCGTCGGTGCATTAGTTGGCATTATAGTACCGCAAACTGACTGCCGGTTCGGCGGCGCATAAGAGTTGCAAGTCCATTTTTAATGCCATTAACAAGATCGCCTTGTGAAACAACTGAACCAGCAACATTTACAGTAATATTTCCGCCATTTGATGTTGTGTTTTTAGCAATGTTTCCATGTCCAGCAGATGCTAGTAATGAAATAGTTGGACTTGATATACCAAGTTTTTGTTGCTTAACCTGATTCTTTCTAATTGCTTCAAGAGTAACTGGATCAGTTTCTTTAAGTCCCTTTAGTCCAAACTTACTTTGCAACAATAATAATAATTTACTTGCTTTTGCTGCGTCAGTTGTTGCTGTAGCAAGACCATTTGTTGCACCTGTCATGCCTTCAATGCCTTTAGTGTAATCTGATGCTGTTGTAGTAAAACCTTTAGCATTATAATCAAACTTGCCTAATGAGTCAGCAGCTTTATCTGAATCCTTATTAAACTTGTTTGCGGCAATACCCATACCAATTAGCGCAACACCAAATGCAGCTGCTCCAGCTGCTGCTGAAATACCACCTGTTGCTAATGCAGTTGCTGCGGCAGAAGCAAGTGAAACTGTACGAAGTGCTTTCATAACCTTAATAATTGCTTGAATTCCAGTAATTAAAGCTGTTACTGCTCCTGCAACTTTGGCTCCCATGAATGCAGCAATAATAACTGCACCAAGAGTTGCAAATACTTTAATATTACGAGCAACAAAGCTAAACATGTCGTACATTAACTTAGCAAATGCTATCCCATAGGCAATAGAAGTCTTAAATCCTGCTGCAATCTTATCGCCATTTTCATCTACAAACTTTTGAATAGCAGGAATGGCTTTGTTAATAATTAGATCCGCAAATGATTTTAGTTGCGGTATTAACTTATAACCTAAAGACTCTGATGCTTCACCAAATGCAAGTTTAATTCTTTCCATTTGTCCAGCAAATGTATTAGCTGCTGCAGCTGCTGCGCCTTTTGTTTCACCAGAGATCTCACGCATTGCTGCTGCAAAGTCTTTTGATTTAACAGTTGCTGCAGAGATTTGTGGGAATAACTTTTTAAGAGCGCCAATGTTGCCACCGTAAGCTTTAGCAACAAGTTTAGAAGCAGCATCTAAGTCAATGGTTTTTGCTCTTGCAATATCCATTGAAACGCCGAGTAAAGACTGAGCTTTAGAAACATCACCGGTTACGGCAGCTAGTCCAGCAAGAGCAGGACGAAGTTGATCATCAGCAAAGCCAAACTCTGCTTGCATTGCGCCAATGTATTTTTCAGTTGCTGCAATAGCAGAGTCAGTTGCTCCTACAGTATTTCTTAGTGAATTAGCAAGAAGTACTTGAGACTTTTGATCTTCCATTGCTGCTTTAACAGCATCATAACCAATCTTTGCGGCAAAAGCTCCTGCAGCAAGTGCAGCAATTCCAAACTTCTTTGCAGTTCTATTAGCAAAATCACCAAACTTCTTTTCCATCTTACTAATATCTTTGACTGCGGCCTTTGTGCCTTTATCAGAATACTGAGTAAGAATGCGGGCGACTACTGCACCAACTGCCATTTTAGTCTACCTTTCCCGCTGAATCAAGATGAGTTTGTAATTCACGTTTTGCTTCTTCTAAAGCTTTTTCTACTACTTTTTCAATGCGTGGTCTTTCTTTGTCTACAACTTTCCAAACAAGACGAGAAGCTTTGCCAAACCAATTGAGTCGTTCAATAAATGATCCACTCTTTTTGTTACGTCCTGAAAGTTCAAATACTTTACCAGCATCAGAAGTATTAAGCAAAGCACCGGCGTTAGTTGTGTAATCTTTGTGGGTACGCCTTTGTGCTTTTGATACAGTGATTCCAGCTTTAATTGTATTAGGATCCCAAGCAGGCCAACCAGCACCTCCCCAAGTTCTTCCACTTACGGCTGCAGTTGGTCTCCAGTTACGCATTGGAGTATTTGTTGTTCTGCTTTGAATACTATCAACTAAACGGTGAGCAGCACCTTCGGCGTTATTTAACTCAGTATTAACTATTTTGTTAAACTTAGCAACAGCCTTCTTATCAAACTCTTTAAGAGCTCGAATAGTTGGCTCAATGCCTGTTAAAATGATCCGTGTGTCTTCTTCCAATTATTTACCTTTTGCTCGCTCTTTAAGATAAATAGTAATGGCCTCAAGTATTCCTTCAGGCGCATCTATTAGATCTATGGGTGAAATACCGGTTTCCACCGAGATAGCCGCTACGTTGTAGGTTAGGCTGTCTCGGTGGATCCGAAAGAATCATCTGAGTCCAATTCAGCAGTTGCAATTGTATCTAAGAATTCCGGACCAAATGGTTTTACCACAACTCCATTGGATTGCATACACTTCCATGCTAACCAATAAACGTGTTCGATCTTTTGTTCTTCACCAAGCAACTTAGGCATTCCTTTGCCATATTGCTGCTCAAATGCAACAATGACACGAGGAGTTAGTTTGTAAGTAACTTCATTGCCATCAATTGTTTTTACTTTGATTCCTAGACCATCCATGATTTTCCCCCTATTGGATTATGATGTTGTTTTTGTAATTACTCCGCTAATCGGCCATGTGACCGATGCGGTTGCTAGTTCTCCGACTGCTCCATTAAGTGGAGTCCATTCAGAAACCAAAGCGCTGAAACTGTATGCTGGATTTGCAGTAGTTACTGCTCCTGCAACTGGTTTGACCGTTATTGATACTGCTGTACCTAGAGTTGGATAGATAACTGATTCTAATGCACTTGCAGCATAGTCTTGATTAAACTCTAATGCTACGCTGTTATCAGCAAGGCCAGCAACTCGTGTGCGTGCAGTGTTACCAAAAGCTGTAGTTTCAACTACATCGTAAGTTGATCCTAAAGTCACTGAAGTAACATAACTGGAAATATCTGTTGCACCAAAAGTTACTACTACGTTAGTTAAAACTATACGGGCCATTTATGCTACCGCCTTTGAGATTGCACCATCAATTGTCCAAGTAACTGATGCAGTGGCAAGTTCACCAACAGCGCCATTTAGAGGAGTCCATTCTGAAACCAAAGCATTAAATGAATATGCTGGATTTGTTGCAGAAGTTGTTGCGCCATTTGGCTTAACTACTACCGCTGTTGGAGCAGCTCCTACAAGAGGATAAATTGTTGCTTCTACACTTGATGCAGCATAGTCTTGATGAAATTCAAGTGCTACAGAGTTATCAAACAAACCACTTATTCTTGTCCGTGCTGTTGCACCAAATGCTGTTGTTTCGACAACATCTGTGTTTGTTGTTAACGTAACGCTAGCAATATGATCTGAAAGATTTACGCCATTGACTGTGATGTACGCGTTTGTGAGGACTATCCGGGCCATTATTCGGCTCCTTCTGCTTGTGTTTTAACGGGGCTATTGCTTGATAGGTGCCCACCGCTGACAAGCGCAGCGATATTGAGTCCAGCTTCTAGCAATTCTTTTTCAGCGACCTGATCGCCTTTTTTCTTTGCAGACATTACAAAAATATCTGACGTAATTGTATATTGCATTATACTCCATCTCCATATATTGTTACTTGGTATCGGTATGATAGGTATTCAACATCAGCAGTTTGGTATACTCCTGATTGAGCCGCAGTAACTCTAAGTGTATCAACAACTCCACCAAGAGTACGATCTGATTCAATTGCTGCTTTTATTGAATAATCACCTGAACCAGAAAGGTATTTGTCTAGTTTATCTTGACCTGTTCGCTCTGAAAATCTCTGGACAATAACCATTACGTCTACATTTGCTTGATCTAAACCACGAGCATTGTTAAGATCAAAAGTAAGATCTAACTGACCAATTATTGCACATGGTGGAACTATCACATCAGGTACTAAATCATAAACTCTAAGACCTTCTATTTCTTGAAGATTAGTTTTTAATCCTTCTCGGACTTGACTTGGTAGCATTAGTATGCAACTCCGTTTAACTTCTTAAGTGGACGAATCAATGCTTCGACATCAGGATCTAATCTAGAAGTCAGTCTTACGGTTCCCATATCAACAGAACCAGCAACTCCAAATGGTGATTGCTTGCGGATAAACAGTCTAGATGCTTGTAAACGTGCGGCCAAATTGATCTCTGAAGGTACTGCAGACCATCCCCATACTCCTGTTACTTTTACAGTTTGAGGATACAAACGAGGGAAAAGATATCGATCGACAGCTAAAATTCGTGTATAAGGCCAACCTCTACGTGGGTTGTTAATTGGTTCTACCATATAATCTGTTGCAGCCCAAATGGTTG